TTCGGACCGTATGCGTCGGGTGCGACCATCACCATCGCGTCGGTCGGCGGTTTCCCTGTGTTCTACGAAGTCGGGACTTCGCCTGCTGTGCAGCAAGGCCGCCTGAATTCGCAGTTCCAGGATGCCCAGACCAACATCGCCGACGGTGGCTCGATGGCGTTCACCCCGGCCAGCCTGCTGTCGGGAATCGTGACGGCGACCCCGACGGCGGCGCGTAACATCCAGCTTCCGCTGGGTGCGACGATGGATCTTGCCAGCGAGTTCGCTGTCAACGACTCCATTGACTGGTCGCTGATCACCTTGGCCGCGTTCGCCCTGACCGTGACGCAAAACTCCCCGAGCCATACGCTCGTGGGTTCTGGCGCCACGGCGGCAACGTCTGGTTCTGCCGCGCGGTTCCGCACCCGCAAAACAGCGGCCGATACCTTCGTGACCTACCGCGTGGCCTGATTGGCCTCGTGCAGAATAGGCGGGTGGTGGTGAGCAGCTACCGCCCGCCTTTTTCATGGAGTGAACCATGCCGCTGACCAAGGGCTATTCGCAAAAGTCCATTTCTAAGAACGTCTCGAAAGAGATGAAGGCTGGCAAGCCCCAAAAGCAAGCCGTCGCCATTGCACTGAACACGGCCCGCACGGCTGCCATGAAAGCCGGCAAGCCTGGCAAAGCGCCGAAGGGCAAGAAGTGATCGCTGTCTATCGCTCCCCCGGTCCGCACTTTGGCCCGCCCGGCAAGACCTACGATTGCAAGGGCGTGGAGCCTGAAGCGCTGGCGGATGCGCTGGCCGAAGGCTGGCATACCGACTTTCTCGTGGCTGTGGGTCTGGCCGAAGCTCCGGCCGAGGCTTTGGCCGACGAAGCCCCGCCGACGCGCGATGAAATGCTGGAGCAGGCCGAGAAGCTGGGCATCAAGGTTGACAAGCGCTGGAGCGATGACACCCTGCTAGCCAAGATCAATGCGGCCATGGCCGCGAGCGAGTAACACCATGTCGAACCTGATCAAGAGCCGGGATCAAGTCAACCGGATGAACGTTGACCGAAACGACGGCACCTTTGCCGAAGTGGTCTCGGTCGCGGGCAACATCAGCGGCAAGTTCCGCGAAGCATTTGAGGCTTACGATCCGACAGCCGGGCGATGGGTTGAATCCCGCGGCACGGGTGACTTGGTGTTTGTTGACGGCAACGCGGCAGCCGCTTCGTATCTCGTCATCAGCAAAGACCCTCTCAGCGCTGGTCAAGATACGTTGGTCGAGTTGTCTGTCGCTAACTACTCGCGGATGCCTGTAGAAATCGCTGTCGGCCTGAGCTTGTCGCAGCGCACGCTTGGGCAGGAATTCGCGATGGAATGCGTGGACACCGGCGACCTAGTGCCTGACGCGCCAGACCTAGAAATCTCCGCAATCTCGCAGACGACAACCGTCCTGACAATCGACTTTGCCACGCCGCACGGTCTGAGCATCGGGCGTGCTATCGGTGTGCGAGACTGCTCCAACCCGGTTGCAAACTACCAGGCGCTGGTTGTCGCCACTGTTCCGAGCCCGACGCAAATCACCTGCACCGCCGGCCCTGGCGGCACCATCGCATCGCAGACCATCACGAACCCGGCAGGTGCTAAGGGCTTCGTCTACATCCGCCAGCGTTTGGGCCGCTCCCGTAACGGCGTCGCGCAGATTTTCGAGAACGCGACGGTTACGAACGCATCGCTGTATATCCGCAGCGAGTCGGGCGATGCCTTGCCGTCCGGCACGATTGCGGGTAGCCATTCGGTTACGGTCGGCACTACCGCCAGCGTGCAACTGGTCAACTCGGCGTTTACGTATGCCTTTAGCCCGACGACTGAGTTTAGGCTGCTGATCCAAGCAGACCGCACGCAGTGGGCGGATTCCGCAGTCGATGCGACTGCGCAGATGACCAGCCGTGCTGTCCGTACGCAGGTCTGTCCCGACCCGACGGAAAACTACAAGCTCCGTTTCCGCGCGACGAACAACAAGTCTTTGACGGTTCCCGCCGCTCAGATTGTCTCTGCCGTCAAGACCGGCACCACGACCGCCACCATCACGACCGACGTGCCGCACGGTCTGCTGTTGAATGATCCGGTGGTGATCTACGGTATCCGCGACCAAGCGGCAGCATCGTTCCCGAACCTCGCAACCGCTACCGCCGTGGCTTCGGTGGTAGACGCTGTGACGTTCACCATCGTCATCGGCACGGCCAGCACGGTCACCAGCTACGGCGGCTACGTCGCCAAAGTTCAAGGCGGCAACCTCATGTCGGCCCTTGGCGCAATCGCTCAGGTCGCGCAGTCTGCGGTGCTCTCGACGCTGGCCGATGGCACGCGGCAACTGGTGCTGACCGGCTCGGCCACCTGGGCCGGCGCGGTGATTGGCGACATGGTACAGGTAGTTGGCGGCCGCGCAGACCTGACAGGAGTCAGCCTGAACATCGACGGCCCGTGGAAAGTCGCCAACCTTGCGACGACTGCGCTGACGCTCGTTTTGCCGTTCCCCGGTGAGCGCGACTTGCCTGCTGATTTCGCGTCGATCAACTGCGGCGGCGGCGTCATCCGGCGCACCTGTCTGCGCCTGTCGTTTGTCCGGCTCTTCGACTACGAACGCTTGCGTGTCGAAATGCTCGCGCGGCCGAGCGGCGATGTGTCGTCGTCGTCCCCTGTGTCAGTGCAAAACACGCCAGCGGTCACCATGACCAGCACCACGGTAGCCGGCACGGTCGCGGTTGACTCGGCCATCGGCAACCCCGTGACAGCGGGCCTGCGCGCCAGCAGCGCGAACATCGCGGCCATGTCGGCGGCCGGCGACAACGTGGCGTGGCTCGGCACGATGATCGGTGCTGGCATCGTCAAGCCCTATGCCCTGCCCGAAGCTGAGTGGGCGACAACCCTCGCCCTGACCGCAATCACTGATGTTGCGGTGCAAACCGCCGCAGGCGCCGGCCTTAAGCGCCATGTCACGCTGATTCAGGCAACCAACACCGGCGCCGCCGCCGTTGACGTGCTGCTGCGCGACGGTACCACCACGCGCCTGCAAATCACCGTGCCGGCCGGGCAGTCTGTCTTCATGCCGCTGCCGACCGGCATCCCGCTGACCGCGAACACGGCGCTAAACGTGCAGCTGTCCGCGGCCGGCACCGTCCGATTCAACGCTCTGGGCTACACGGCCCCGTAATCCTTAAACGTCTAGGAGTAAATGAGATGAGCATTGAAGAGCTGATCCAGCTGCTGCAAAACCGACTTGCGAACAACACGCAACAGCGCGCAGCGGCGGCCCAGCGTGGTGACGTGGCGCAAGTCGCGGCTATCGACGCGGACTCGTCCACCACGCAAGCCACGCTTGACTTCCTGCAGGCTGCATGAGCTACACCAAGCGCCAGTTCGTAGAGGAAGCCTTTGCCGAAATTGGCATGGCTTCCTATACCTTCGACCTGTCGCCCCAACAGCTAGATGCCTGTCTACGTCGTTTGGACACGATGATGGCGACGTGGAACGCCCGCGGTATCCGCCTGGGCTACCCGCTTCCGTCAAGCCCGCAGGACAGCGACCTAGACACCGATACGCAGGTGCCAGACAGCGCGAACGAGGCCATCATCACAAGCCTAGCCATCCGTCTAGCGCCGCAGTACGGGAAAACCGTATCGCTTGACACGCGGACCACTGCGAAGCAGGCCTATGACACGCTGCTAGCCCGTGCCGCGTTCCCGATTGAGCAGCAGTTTCCCCGGACGCTGCCGATGGGCGCGGGGCAAAAGCCGTGGCGCTATGACGATCCTTTCATGCCTGCGCCGACTGATCCGGTGCTTTCGGGCCAGGAAGGCCCGCTGGAGTTTTGAGATGCCGACCATTAACCAGCTTCCGGTTGTCTCGCAGCTTTCCACGGGCGACCAGATCCCGATTTACAACACGGTCAACGGCGACGCCAGGCGCGCGAGCCTTGCGACCATGCTCGACTTCTTCGAGCAGACCTTCGCGTCCCCGACTGTCGCTGTCAACCTCTACACCCCGGCCACCGGCTTCAGCATCTCTGCTCCGACTCCGATTAGCCAGCAGCAGTGGATGATCCTTCAGCCCGCCGGCACTCTGGCGACGGGCACGATTACGTTGCCGCTCAATACGGGCACCCCGGACGGCACGGAAATCCTCATCACCACGACGCAGCAGATCACGGCCCTTACCATCGGCCTTAACGGCGCTGCGGCTGTGTTTGGCCTGCCGACCATGCTGCAGGCTGGCGCTGGTGTGCGTCTCCGGTGGTATCAAGCCACGAATTCGTGGTACAGCATCACGGCCGACAGTGCTCCATACGGAGCCGCTATCCGCACGTTCCTAAGCACGCCCAGCAGCGCGAACCTGGCTGCTGCGGTGTCTGACGAAACGGGCACGGGTGCGCTGGTGTTCCAGACGTCTCCGGCTCTCATCACACCGAACCTCGGCAACGCTACCGGCGCCAGCGTAACCACCTCGTTCAATCAATACATCACCGGCCTCGGGAAGCACGGCTACGACACGGGCGCTGGGGGCACGGTTACTCAAGCGACGAGCAAAGCTACCGCAGTCACGCTGGACAAGCCTACGGGCGCAATCACGATGAACAACGCAGCCCTAGCTGCGGATACTACGGTGACGTTTCTCCTGAACAGCTTGGTGATCGAGGCCAATGACATCGTGGTGCTAAACCACATCTCAGGCGGGACGGCTGGTGCCTACACGCTCAACGCTCAATGCCTCGCGGGTCAGGCAAACATCAACGTCCGCAACATCACGGCGGGAAGTCTGAGCGAGGCCATTGTCCTGCGGTACGCGGTGATCAAGTCGTCCAACGCTTGATGGTGGCCCGTGCCCTCTATCCCCATCGTCTCGGGCATCTACACCGACAACGGGCCGGACGTTAGGGCTTCGTTCCCGGTCAACCTGATGCCGGTCCCCAAGGGCTCAGGCGTCAGTCAGGAGTACCTACGGCCGGTTGATGGAATCGTCCCATTCGGCACCGGCCTTGGAGTTGACAGAGGCGGCATTGAGTGGCAAGGCACCTGCTACCGGGTGATGGGCACGAAGCTGGTCACGGTGGCGTCTAACGGCGTCGTGAACGTGCTGGGCGATGTCGGTGGTACGGGATACGTTACCTTCGACTATTCATTTGACCGGCTCGCCATCGCCAGCGGTGGGAACCTGTTCTATTGGAACGGCACGCTTACGCAAGTGACCGACCCGGACCTGGGTACGGTGCTAGATGTTGCGTGGGTTGACGGGTATTTCATGACGACGGACGGGGAATTCTTGGTCGTCACCGAGCTAAACGACCCGACGCTAGTCAACCCGTTGAAGTACGGATCAAGCGAGCTTGACCCTGATCCTGTCGTTGCGCTGCTGAAGTCTCGGAACGAGGTCTACGCAGTCAATCGGCACACCATCGAAGTATTCGACAACGTGGGCGGAACCCTGTTCCCGTTTCAACGTATCGACGGCGCGCAAATCATGCGCGGGGCCATCGGAACTCACGGCTGCTGTGTGTTTGGCGACGAAGGCATCGCGTTTTTGGGTGGAGGGCGTAACGAGCCACCGAGCATCTATCTCGGCCAAAACGCTTCAAGTGTCCCGCTCGCTTCGCAAGATATCGACCTGATTCTTCAAAACTACACCGAAGCCCAGCTAGCTACGGTGAAGCTGGAAGCCCGCTTCGACCGCTCGCATAAGCTGCTGTACGTGCATCTTCCCGATAGGACGCTGGTGTATGACCACGCGGCAAGTCAGGTGCTACAGCAGCGGGTGTGGTTCACGCTGACCGGTGGCGTGGTTGACTTCGCAGAGTACCCGGCGCGGAATCTGGTCTGGTGCTATGACCGCTGGATCGTCGGCCATCCGTCGTCGGCTCAAGTTGGCTACCTAGACCGCACCATCAGCAGCCAATGGGGCCAAAAAACCCGCTGGGAGTTTGCGTGCCCCATCGTTTACAACGAGTCCAAGGGCGCGATCTTCCACGAGTTGGAGCTAGTTTCCCTGCCGGGCCGGGTGGCGCTCGGCGTCAATCCCCAGGTAAGCACGTCTTACAGCACGGACGGTATGAGTTGGAGCCAGGATCGATTCATCTCCGCAGGGACCACGGGCGACACCCGTAAGCGCCTGGTCTGGTTCCAGCAGGGGCACATGGAAAGCATCCGCGTTCAAAGGTTCCGGGGTGACACCGACGCGCATATCTCCGTCCTCAGGCTTGAGGCGCGGCTAGAGCCGTTGGAGGTGTGATGGCAAACGTCCCGCCGCTCCGCCTGAGCCGTTCGCAGCTTGCGCAGTTCCTGAAGGATCAGGAGCAAATCCGCGCGTTTGAAAACCTGTTCTCCGTGGTCGAACCGCTGGCCGATGGATCGTCGTCTAGCGACTTCGTGGAACTTGGCTCGGCTCAAGCCTCGGCCAATGAAGCCCTAGCCACTATCGCCAGCGTGGCGCATGACGCGGCGGTGTGCTGTGCTGTGACTCAAGCCAAGGCGCAAGACGCACTAGACCGCACGGCCACACTCGAACAAGAGATGCCCGTCGCCATCGCAGCGGCTGAAAACAAGGCGAACCAAGCCCTCGCCCTCGTCAGCGATCTATCCGCGACGGTTGACGGCCTGCAAATGCAGCCCGCTAGCCAGCCGCGCAAACGGCAGCGGTTTGGAATGTTTTGGGACACCACGACGCAAACGGCGGCGGCCATCAATACCGCGTATGCGGTGACGTACAACTCGCCGTCCGGGGATCCGTACTGGAGCAACGTGGCGCTCTTGCTGCACATGGATGGCGCAAATGGATCAACGACATTCATTGACTCAAGCATCGCGCCGAAGACTGTAACTGCAGGCGGCAACGCGCAGATCAGCACCGCTCAAAGCAGATTCGGAGGCTCTTCGGCCGCTTTCGACGGCGCCGGAGATGCGCTTTTTGTGGCAAACAGCAGCGCCTTCAATTTGGCAAACAGCGATTTTACAATAGAAGGCTGGGTTAGATTTAACGTCGCTCCAGCCGCGGGTCGCTATGACGCAATCTTGACCAAGCGAGCAATTCAAACGCCAGAAGTTCCGCGCTGGGTGCAAATATACCGCGAAGGCGATAGTGCAAATGTTGGAAAACTGATGTTTAACGCCGACGCAAACTCGGACCTCCCTTGGGATGTGCTTTTGTTATCGACAACGACCCTGAATGCAAATGTTTGGTACTTCTTTGCTGTGACAAGGTCAGGCAACACTTTTAGGCTGTTCATTAACGGCACGCAAGAAGCCAGCGCAACGTCAAGCATCACAATATCGGTCGACTCTGAGCCGATCACCATTGGAGGTGCGGGCACTATCATAGACGCCCCATTAAACGGCAACATCGACGAGCTGCGCATCACGACAGGCGTAGCCCGCTACACCTCCAACTTCACTCCGCCCGCCGCGCCATTCCCTGATGGTGCGTATAGCCAGAACTTAAACCAAGGCGTCGTTCTTCGTAGCCCGTCCGAAGTTCAAGTAGACACCGAAGGCGTCTACAACTTCCAGTTCAGCGTGCAGATAGACAAGACCAGCGGCGGATCAGCTAACTTCTGGACATGGTGGCGGGTAAACGGTGTGAACGTTCCCGCGTCAGCGTCTCAGATTCAGATTCAAGGCAACAACCACGAGATATTCGGAGCCGCGAACATCCTGCTAGACCTGAAGGCAGGCGACTACGTGCAGCTTATGTGGGCCGTGTCTGACACGACCGTGCAACTTCAATACTTCCCAGCGTCCGGGCCGGTCCCGGAGATTCCGTCGGTTATCCTGACGGTGACAGGCAACATCAGGAGCGAAACATGACCGTAACGGTGAAGGTGCTGGTGCCGCCGCTGCAACTGCAGGCGACGCAAACCACGCAATACACGGCCACGTCCATCCGGGCGATCATTGACAAGGCGACGGTGACGAATACAGATACCGTCAGCCGCACCTTTTCGGTAAACTTGGTGACCAGTGGCGGGTCTGCCGGGAGTGCCAATCTGGTGATCGACAATCGCACGGTGCAGCCTGATGAAACCTACACCTGTCCAGAACTGGTGGGCCATGCGTTGGAGCCGGGCGGGTTCATCTCAACCATCGCTAGCGCCGCGTCGGCGTTGACGTTCCGAGTGTCCGGCCGCGAGATTTCGTGATGGCTACGATGCCCCAATCGTTCGACCCATACGCTGCGATTCGGAATCTGCAGTTTCAGGCTTCGCCCCGCTTCCGTCCCATTTCGGAAGATGAGTGGAGCTACGAAAACACCTGGGAGGGTAGTCAACGTGTTGCGCCCGCAGGGGCCGTCCAGATCATGGGAGACGACGGCAATATGGGCTGGGCTATGCCGTCTGGCGAACAAAGCTACAACCTCGATCTTGACGCCTTAGCCAATACGCCGTTTCAGAGCAAATACAACAGCCTCGTGCCACTTGGCGACGGGTCAATGCTTGCCACTTTCCAGCGCCCTGGCATGCACAAGCACGACACGTTTTCTGTCCAGTACCGGCAAGACCCGGCGACCGGGCAGTGGACGATGGACGAATCCACCATCAGGGCGCAACGGGAGAGGTCGGGGGCGCGCCAGACTTTGAGCGCGTTAGGCGAAGCTGCCCTAGTGCTCGGGGCGGGGTATCTCGGAGGCACCGCTCTGTCAGGCATGGCGGGCGGTGCTGCTGGTGGCGCTGCGGGTGGAGCGGCTGGCGCTGCGCCGGCTGGCGTGGTTGCGGGCGGTGGCGCGACGGGTGGCGCTTTGGGTGGCGGTGCTGGTGGTGCTGCTGCCGGTGGCGCTGCGGCGGGCGGTGCTGCGGCCGGCGGTGCAGCCGGTGGCGTGGCTGGTGGCACAACTGCGGGAGCTACAGGTATGGGATGGGGTCAACTAGCGGGCCAGGTCGGGGCAAGCCTTGCGGGCTCCTACCTTCAGTCCCGCGCGGCGGAAGATGCCGCAAACGTGCAAGCTGGCGCGGCCCGCGAGGGCATCGCAGAGCAGCGGGCGCAGCTTGAGAAGATGCGCGAACTGCTCGCGCCATACGTCCAAGCTGGCACCCCGGCGCTTCAGGGTATGCAGGCGCTCATCGGCCTCGGTGGACAACAGGCGCAGCAGGAAGCCATCGGCGCAATCGAGCAGAGCCCGCTATTCCAATCCCAGGTGCGGCAGGGCGAAGAGGCGATGATGCAGAACGCAGCCGCTACAGGTGGGCTGCGAGGTGGAAACATTCAAGCTGCGCTAGCTCAGTTCCGCCCGGCCATGCTGCAACAGGCCATCGATCAGCAATACAGCCGGCTCGCAGGGTTGACGGGCCTGGGCCAGCAGTCGGCGGCGGGTGTCGGCACGGCGGGCATCAACACCGGAGCAAACGTCGGCAACCTGCTCCAGCAGCAGGGCGCGGCGATGGCGGGTGGCGTGCTAGGCCAGGCTTCCCCATATGCCAGCCTGCTGCAAATGCCCATGCAGTACGCGGGCATGCAGATGGCGATGGGGCGTAACCCGTTTGGCGGGTTTGGCACGCAACAACCTGCAGCGCAGCAAACAGCGCAGCCCGTGAGCGGTGGCGGTCTAAGGGCGCCGTCCGCTGAATCGTGGTTCACCATGCCTCAGCAAACCACTCCCACGGGGCCGTGATATGGGACCGATCAACTACTCTCTGCAAGGCATCCAAACCCCGTTTCAGTCGCTGGCTGGCGGGTTTCAGATGGGCTCGCAAATGGCCCAGGCGCAGGCCATGCGGCAAGAAGCCGAAGCCCGCGCAGCGCAGCAGCAGCAGGCGCTATTGCAGCAGCAGGCAGCGGCGGAACAGCAGCGCATGCTCAGTGAACAACTTATGGCGCTGCGCAACAAGCCAAACCCGACGGCGCGGGACTATGAGAACCTGGCGATGTTTCTGCCGAAGGACCGCTCGGAGGCCATGCTCAACTGGTTTAACACTCGGAGCAAAGAAGAGCAGGGCAACCTTCTGGCCTTTAACGGGCAAGTCCTGTCGGCTGCCGAAACAAAGCCCGAGGTCGCTGTAAACCTGCTGCGCGAGCGCGCAACGGCCGAGCGCAACAAGGGCAACGAAGCCGACGCCAAAGGCTTTGAGCTTCAGGCCAACCTGATCGAACAAGACCCGAAGATGGCGCGCGTTACGCTGGCGCCGATGATTGCTCGTTTGCAGGGCGGGAAAGAAGTGCTAGAGGGCGTCAACAAAGCCCTAGAGGAAAGACGTGCCGCAGTGCTTCAGCCGCTGGTCGAACAAGCTGAACGGCGCAAGGGCATGCCGTCGTCGATTCTTGAGGCCATCGAGTTTGAGAAACTGACGCCGAGCCAACAACAGACGTTCAGGAATACGCAGATTCTGCGGCAACCTGTTACTAAGATTGAGGTGTCCAACATCGAAAAGGGCGCATCCGCAGAGCTTGGAAAGCTGGCGCCTGTGCTGTACGAGAAAGCCAACGCGGCTGTCGGACAACTAAACGACATTCCTCGATACCGGCAGGCGCTGCAATCCGCCATCGTCGGCCCTGGTGCCGAGCAAAGGCTGGTGGTTGCGCGGGTAGCGTCTGCGCTTGGGTTCACTGGTGACAAAGCAGTCAACGCCACCACGGAACTAATCCAAGGCAATGCAGAGATGGCGCTTAACGCCCGGTCGCTTTTGTCTGGGCAGGGTGCCATTACTGAAAATGAACAGAAGCTGCTGATCAAAGCTAAGGCCGGTGACATTACATTTACCAAGGGCGAACTAGAAACCCTGTTCAATGTGTTTGAGCGGTCAGCCCGCGCGCAGTACGCTCAAAACACTAGGCTTCTAAGGTCGGCGGCCACCAAGTCGGAAACGGCGCAAATGTTCTTGGAAAGCGTTTCACCAATGCCAGAGATGGCACCGCCAGCCACTCAAGCCCCGGCCGGCGATGTTCGATCCCGCGCCGATCAAATCATCCGCGGAGGCAGATAGCATGGCGACGGCCGACGAATACGCCGCGTGGATCGTTCAAAACGCCGACAAGCGCGGCACGCCCGACTTTGATACGGTCGTGCAGGCGTATGAGCTTGCAAAGGCGCAAGAAGCACAGCCGCGCGGAACGTCGGCCGCTGGTCTAGCTGGCGCTGCCGTGCGCGGTGCTGGCCCTATCGCTGGCGGCGCTGCTATCGGGGCTGCGCTGGGCGCTCCTGTCGCTGGTGTAGGGGCTATCCCTGGCGCTATCGCAGGGGCTGGCGCTGCTGCTTTGGCGCCGCTGGTGGGCGATCCCATCGTGGACACGGTGAACAACCTGTTCGGAACGAAGTTCACGCGGCCGACCGAAGCCATGCAAAACATGCTCACCCGTATGGGTGTGCCTGAAGCAAAGACGCAGGCAGAGCGCATCGTTCAATCAACCGCTGCCGGTGCCGCTGGCGCTGGTGGCATCGCATCGGCTGGCCGCGCCGTGCAGGCCGCTGCTACGTCGCCCGTAACGCGCGAGGTCGGCCGCTCGCTGGCCGCGCAGCCTTTGGCACAAGTGGCGGGCGGTGCCGGTGCGGGCGCTGCCGGGCAAGCGGCGCAGGAAGCCGGCGGAACGCCTGGGGGGCAGATTGGCGCGAGTCTCGTTGGCGGAGTGCTAGGCGCGAGGATGGTTCCGTCTGCTGCGCGCATTCCAAACGCCGGCCTTCAACAGGGCGTTACCGCAGCCGAGCAGCGCGGAATCCCGGTGATGACGTCGGATGCCTTCCCGCCGTCTACGTTTGTCGGCCAAGTCGGCCAGCGCACGGGAGAACGTATCCCGGTGCTAGGTACTGGCCCGGTACGAGTTGCGCAGCAGCAGGCCCGCGTCGATGCCGTGAAAGACCTTCTCAGGCAGTTCGGGGCCGATGACGCGGCGAACGTCAGCGACGACGTGATGCGCGACCTAGCCAGCAAACGGTCGGCCGACCTGACCAAGTACGCGGGGCTGAAAAACGAGGTCATCGACCGTCTTGGTAATGCTGGCACTGTTCCCGTAACAAACGCCACGCAGGCGATTGACAACGAGATTTCCAGGCTTCAAGGGCTCAAGTCTGAGCAGTACGCGCCCATCATCCGTACGCTGGAAGATTGGAAAAACAGCCTTCAAGGGCAAAACCTGCGCAACGTCGAAACCTTGCGCAAACAGGTAGGAGAGTCTTTTAGTGCCCCCGAGCTTTCGTCCATCCGCAGTGCTGGCGAGAAGTCGCTATCGTCCATTTATGGCCCGCTGAAGCAGGATATGGAAGCCTTCATCAAGGCGAACGGCGAAACCCGCGACGCGACGAAGTGGGCGGTTGCAAACAAGCGCCTGTCTGAGCTTGCCGGTGAGCTTGAGTTCGGCACGCTGAAGTCAGTTCTGCGCAGCGGCAACGCCACCCCGGAGGATGTGAACAAGCTGCTCTTCTCTGCAAAGCCTAGCGAGGTGCGCCAGCTTTACTCAAGCCTCACGCCCGCCGGTCAGGCCAACGCTCGCACGGCTATCCTTGCCCGCGCTGCTCAAAAGGCGGAATACGAGGTCGAGGACGGAACCAAGATGTTCAGCCCGGAGCGATTCAACGCTGAAATCAAGCGGCTGCAGCCACAAATCGGAGTCTTCTTCAAGGGCGCGGAACGTGATCAAGTCGAAGGACTGTCGCGCGCTTTGACCCTCACGCGCAGGGCTTCTCAGGCTAGCGTAACAACCGCCACGGGTCAGGAAACGATGCCTTTTGTGGCTGGTGGTCTGTTGCAAAGTTTCTTCGGTTCACTCGTCGGCACCATTGCAGCGGCCGGCGGGATCGGAAGTTTGGCGCGGGTCTACGAATCTGCGCCCGTGCGCAATCTGATGCTGAAGCTAGGCAAAAGCGCCCCCGGCAGCGTTGAAGAAGAGCAGATCGCCAAGCGGCTATTCGCTACCATCCAAACGCAATCCGAGGCTATCGAAGAGAAAGCCAAAACCGCAGCAGGCCAACCATGACCGCCCTCTCAGTCTCCCCCGCGTACCCCATCTTCACTGACCGCGCCGGCCAGCCGCTGGAAAACGGCTACATCTGGATCGGCGCTGCAAACCAGCCACCGCAAACCAACCCCATCGCGGTGTTTTGGGACGCTGCCCTGACGCAGCCAGCAGCGCAGCCGGTGCGCACGATCAACGGCTACCCGAGCAATAGCGGCACGCCTGGACGGCTGTACGTGGGCAGCGATTACTCGCTCATGGTGCAGGATGCCAAGGGATCGGTGGTTTACTCGGCGCCAGATTCGACGGAGCGGCTGGGGGATATCGGCTCTGAAGACGTGCTCTTTGTGCAAGCTGGCGCTGGTGCGGTGACTCGCACGGTGCAGGGGAAGCTGCGGGATGTGGTGAGTGTGCGCGATTTCGGGGCGATGGGTGATGGTGTTGCGGATGACACGGCAGCGATTCAGGCGGCGATCAACCTGTTTTCAATTCCGGCCGGAACTCCGACAGCGGGAACATGCGGAGGAACGATTTATTTTCCGCGTGGCGTGTATCGTGTCAGCGGGTTGGCAATTAGCAACAATGCCAGCACAAATAACGGCTATGTTAATGGCATTAAGCTAATCGGCGATCATGCTGTGCTTCGCGGAACGGCGGCATGCACAAAGATTCTTGCCATTCAAACATCAGGGCCGACCATCAACATTGGGGCTATTCGTGTTGAGGGCTTGCAATTTGACCTGACTGCCATGACAACCCCGGGCATTACAACGTGCGGGCTGTACGTCAGGAATGCCACCAATTGCGATTTCAAGAATCTGGCGTTTTTTGGCGGCCCTGTTGACAACACGCATGTATACCTGGATGAGTCCGGGAGTTTGTGCAAGTTTCAAAACATCTACGGTTCGCGCATTAGGGTTGATGGTCTTGACTTCGGCCCCGCGCAGTATGTTTGGACAACAACTCACTTCATCAATGTAAGCTGCGTGCAGTTTTATGTGTCAGAAGCATGGGGTCTGAACTTCATTGGCTGCACCATGCAGAATCCTGTAGGGGCTGCTTTTACATTCGCCAACTGCCGACACATTTGGATTGAAGGATGTGATGCTGAAGGGGGCTCCGGGGCGTTTCTAAATTGCTCAACTCCTGGCGCCCAAGGGATCAGTTACCTGACTACCGAAGGTAATTCGTGGAGTTCTCTATCTGGGGGCTTCATCACTGGCAGCGCTACAAACTCAGTTTTTCGTGACCGCTACAGCGTAGGCAGTAATGCGGGCGTTGGAACTGTGCAAGGTGGCTTGCGTGTCACGGTAGGAACGTCGGCAACGGAGATATTTAACTTTAGTGGCGATCCGACCATTACCGGCAGTAGCTATACATACGCAAGATTGACGGTATTTGGAGACAACGGGTCAAGTGGTTTTGTTGATGATGTGGCCGTTGCCTTTGGAGGGGTCATCAGGGTAATTAGCAGCAATACGGCTTATGGCACCCCGCCAGCTAGAACCTATACGTTTTCGGGTGTTTCTTTGAGCCTTGCTTTGGCTTCTGGATCGCTCCAAGTCAAAGCGGTAGTGTTGTCTTCGCCGTTTCTGTAATTAGTTGCAACGTGCTTGCCTAAACCACCATGCCCCGCGACAAACTCCTCCACCTAGCCCTCGGCCTCATCGCCATCGTCTGCGCGATGGTGGCCCTGGTGATCTACGGCGCACTCGGCCTGGGCGCCTGCCTTGCCTACACCACCACTGTCGTCGGGGTCGGCTACGAAGTGCAGCAGATGGTGCGCAAGGAAGGGCAGCCTGATGTGTGGGATGCCGTTGTCACGGCGGCGCCTGGGTGGGTTGCGTGGGGTGTTTTGGCCGTTATGTGAGCTTGTCCGGATACACTTTGACCACTAGGAGAACCCATGCAGCGCATCCGAGAAACCCTTGCATCGTGGCTTGAACGCATCGCCCGCCGCTTGCGTGGTGGTGGCAACCCAATCGAGCCCCTGCGCGGCGGGGGCGGCCCGAAGGAACCTCTCCGCGGCGGTGGTGGCCCTAAAGAGCCACTGCGCGGCGGCGGTGGGCCTATCGAGCCGCTGTGAAGGCTGTCGCCTGCGTCGTCGTCGCAGCTGTGCTGGCTAGGCACTACGGCTGGGGCTTCGTCCCGCCTGAGCTAGCTGGCGTGGCAAGCAAGATGCTAGGCGCGCTGGCCTCGCTCGTGTTCCTGGCGTTGATCGCCGCAGCGTGGCGCCGCAAGGCCGTCTGGCTGGCGTGCGCCTATGGGGCATGGGAGTACGGGCAGACTGCTCTATGCTCGGCGGCGTACATGGTCAAGCCGTGGCCGATTGAGCCCGGACAGCCCATGTGCAGCGCGTGGGCCGGTGTGGATGTTGGATTCGTGGGGCTCCTGTTCGCGGCATTTGTCGCGTACCGGCTCACCTATCAAAGTTGATAGCTACCAAAGACAAGCACGGGTGAGAAAATGAGCGAAAGACGGCCAGCACAGACCATCGGGGAACTGGACATCCACCTAGGTAACGTGCAGTCACGACTGACAGACATAGCGCATGTGATGCAAGGTATGGCGACAAAAAGCGACATCACCCGCATCGAAGCCACCATGGCGCAGCTGGCTACCAAGGCTGAAGTCGCTGCGGAGATTAAGGCCATCCGCGACGAGGTTCACCAGTCCAAGCCGGGCACGCTGATTCGCAAGTTCATGGTCGCGTGCGCGGCTGTAGCTGGTGGCGCGGCGGCGTTTGGCATCGTGCTAGAAGTGTTCCGCTGGATTGAGAGGACGCCGAAGTGAAGCTCATCCCTAGCTGGCGCCGCGCGTGGCGCATGTTCTCGGTGCAGGCCAGCGCCGTCATCCTGGCCTGGGTGGCCCTGCCCGAGGCGCAACAAGCGGCCCTGGCCGGCCTGGCTGGCATCGCGCCCGACGCCGTGCCCGGCGTGCTGGCGGCGCTGGCGATCCTTGGCCGGGTCGTTGACCAGCCCGCGCTGCACCCGGAGCGGCAGCCGTGACGACGGGGGAGGCGTGATTACTCGCGCCCTATGCGCCGCGCTGCTGGCGTCAGCCGTCGCGGTCGGCGTGCAGACATGGCGCCTTGACGCCGCGCAGGACGCACTGAGCGAGCACCGGGAAGCCGCAGCCGTGGCCCTGGCTGCAGCAGAGCAACGCGCCCGAGCCGTCGAGCAGGAATGGGCCGCGAACACACGAAAGGCAGCGCAGACCTATGCAACCCAAAAGGCCCGCGTCCGTGCTGACGCTGACGGCGCTCGCTCTGAGCTTGACCGCTTGCGCGACACCCTTGCCAGTGTCCCCAACGCCGCCGAAGGTGCCGCCAGCGCCGCCCGAGCTGATGCAGCCGCCCGACTCGTCGGAGTGGTCGGAGAGTGTGCGGCGGCTCTTGCAACGGTGGCAGCAAGTGCTGATCGCACCGCCGAGCAGCTAAGGGCGCTGCAGGCGTATGCGGCGGGGCTGCAGCAAGGTGATCTGTCAAGGAATCCTTGACAGCTGCCGCTCATCTCCCGATGGCCTCGCGGATCATGCGCGCGTAAACCGCCGCATGGTTGTCGATGTGCGAGCGCTTCTCGTGCTCGGCTTCGAGGATGCTTGCCGCTGCGCTCATGCCGTCACGCCGGGCTGAATCGCGCTCGGCTGTCAGGCGCTCAATGGCGTCTGCGGCGTCGTCGGCCAGGTCGCACAAGTCGGCAGCGCTGGCGTTTGGGCAGCGCAGCCGCTTTATCAGGTCGATCATCGTCACTCCCAAAAGTCGCTACGCGGCGACAGAACACGCTGATAGCTCTTGCGCAACCCCTCAAGCGCCGTCGTCCAGCCGCAGACCTTCCACGGCTTGCCATCGGCCAGCACTTCGTACACGTCCACGCGCTTCGTCCGCCGCATCTCAAGCGTGTGCGTCACCGGCTCCGGGCCGTCGAAGTCCGTCACCGTCACCACGCGGCGCAAGTCAGGCAGCGTCGGCGGGTACAGCCGCGCGGGCTTGTTCGCGTTCGCTCGGTCGCGTCCACGGCGCAAGGATTCGAGCTTGCGTACGTGGGCGGCCTGGCGCTTTGGGGATGGTTTGCGGTACATGCAGAGCTTGCGAGGTTTGGCGATAGCTCAGTT